TTGGTCTATCTAAGTATACACGTATTGCACAATGGTGCGCTAGGCGTGGAACACTACAAGAAGAACTTGCAAATGATATTGCACGTGAGATTCAAGCGGCAACTGATGCAGAACACTTAGGTGTTTATATTCAAGCAACACATGGTTGTTGTGAGAATCGCGGCATTATGGCACACAGTAGTTTAACACAAACAACTGTTTTAAAAGGTGCGTTTAAGGATGACGCAGGTACAAAGAAAGAGTTCTTTGATAACATTAAACTACAACAGGAGTTTAGTTGCTAATGAAACTTAGATATAGTGAAGCATTTTATAGTGTGCAAGGCGAAGGCAAGTTTGTAGGAGTACCCAGTGTATTCCTACGCACCTTCGGTTGTAACTTTCGTTGCATGAATTTTGGTACTAACGAAAAACGTAATCGTACAGAACTACATGCAGACGGTATCAGATATAATGCAGAAGTAAAAGATCTTATTGATGCAAAGGTACACGAAACAACTGAGAAGTTTGAAGACTTACCTATTATACATACAGGATGTGATACGTATGCAAGTATCTATCCTGAGTTTAAACACTTTAACAAACAAGCAGAAGTTGATGATGTAGTCGAACATTTGCTTTCACTCACTCCTAACGGAAAGTGGGTACAGGAGAATGGACAGGATGTTCATTTGATATTAACGGGTGGAGAACCTTTGCTTGCATGGCAAAGACTGTATGTAGAACTATTTGAACACCCACGTATGCGAGACTTAAAAAATGTTACATTTGAAACAAACACTACACAATCTTTACACGACGAGTTCTTCAATTATCTCAATGATCAAGATAGATTTGAAGTCACTTGGAGTTGTTCCCCAAAACTTAGTGTTAGCGGAGAACCTTGGGAAACTGCTATTAAGCCTGATGTGGCTCGTGAGTATAGCCATGTTAGTGATAGTGAACTTTATCTCAAGTTTGTTGTCGCTACTCAAGACGACTTTGAAGAAGTTGAAAGAGCTGTGGACGCTTACAGAAGTGCCGGGGTACAATGTCCGGTATACCTTATGCCGCTTGGCGGACGTAGTGAAGAGTACGCTCTTAATGTTAAAGACGTTGCCGATGCGTGTATGGAAAAAGGATGGCGATTTACCCCCAGACTCCATATCAGCTTATTCGGAAATGCCTGGGGAACTTGATAACTTAAAAATGTATAAAAACGCACAACACAAAAAAGCAATGGAGGCTCCTATTAAAGATCCTTCAGAAGCAATTAGAAAGGCAGGATGGTAATTATGGGATGGTGGAATAAAAAAATAAAAGATTTAGCAGGAGTTACTGCTAAGGAAGAAGCTCTAGCTAAAGAAGCAGCACGTATTGAAAAAGAAGAAATGGCTCTTCTTAAAAAGAAAGATCCTAAGGCATATGCTACAAAGAAAAAAGAAGCCTGGGTTAATGTACTTGACATGCAAGTGAACAAAGAAAACATTCGAAACGGATTCTTTGAGCTCGATTGGAACAAATACTTTATTAAAGAGCTAATGCTAAATGGCTATGGTGAAGAAGGCGACCCTGAAGAAGATATCGTAGATAGATGGTTTAGAGATATCGTGTATAACATGCTTGAAGAAGAAGGTATGGATACGTCAAGAGGTGCAGGATATATTAATGTTGTACCTATTGACAAAGGCAAAAGTGAAGTATCTTAATGATTGACAACAGCCAGATCTGGTGTTATAATAGTACTATAATTAACACAAAGGCAAAACTATGATAGAGTTATTAGGCATTACATTACTTGTCGCGTTCGTACAGAATGGCGACTTATTCTCATTATGTATATCGGGGTGTTCATAATATGGCAACTTATGTATTAGTAGATACAGCTAACACGTTCTTTAGAGCTCGGCACGTAGTACGTGGCGATTTAGATACTAAAGTAGGTATGGCACTACACATTACACTTAACAGTGTTAAGAAAGCATGGAATGACTTTGATGCTGATCATGTTGTATTTTGTTTAGAAGGTCGTAGCTGGCGCAAGGACTATTATGAACCTTACAAGCGTAACAGACAAGTTGCACGTGATGCACTTACACAACGTGAGCAAGAAGAAGATACAGCGTTTTGGGAGATCTTTGACGAGTTTAAGAACTTTGTTACAGACAAGACTAACTGTACTGTAATGCGTCATCCGCAACTAGAAGCAGATGATCTTATTGCTGGTTGGGTACAAGCACACCCTAATGACAATCATGTTATTATTAGTACTGACGGCGACTTTGCACAACTTATTGCACCTAACTGTAAACAGTATAATGGTGTTAGTAACACTACAATTACACACGAAGGTTACTTTACAGATAAAGGCGATCGTGTAATTGACAAGAAGACTAAAGAACCTAAGCCTGCGCCTAATCCCGACTTTATGTTGTTTGAGAAGTGTATGCGTGGCGACACTAGTGATAACGTGTTTAGTGCTTATCCTGGTGTACGTAAGAAAGGTACTAAGAACAAAGTTGGTCTTATTGAAGCATACGAAGATAAGACTACAAAAGGCTACAACTGGAATAACATGATGCTACAGCGTTGGACTGATCATAATGGTGATGAACATCGTGTACTAGATGACTACACTCGTAATGTTGTACTGTGTGATTTATCCGCACAGCCTGCAGACATTAGAGAGATAATTAATACTACTATTGCAGAAGTAGAGCCTAAAGACGTTACACAAGTAGGTATGCGTCTTATGAAGTTTTGTGCTAAGTGGGACATGCAACGAGTTGCAGATCAAGCACAATACTTTGCGCCGCCTTTGCAAGCAAAATATCAAGGAGCATAATATGACAGAAAGATTAAGTGCAAAAGAGATTCTAAAAGACAAGTTTTGGATTGTCGAGAGCGAAGGTGAAAAAGTTGCTACACTAAGCATAGGCGACGATAGTCAACTATTGTATTCAAGCAATACTACAGGTACTAGATTCTATAAAAATATTAAAGCACTAACTAAAAACTTAAATGCTGACATTACATGGTCTCCAATAGAACCAGTTGAAAGTAAGCCAAAAGCATTTGAAATTTATGGATTCAGCACTAGTTGCGCTCCGTATAATCCAATGTTTGATGTTAAGCAACGTCTTGCATTGTTTACAAAAAGTAAAAAGTCTAAGAGCTTGTACTGTGCAGGTTATTTTATTATTAGGTTTGACAAGGGTTGGGTAAAGAGTTTTTGCCCTAAACTTATTACTGTTGAACGTTATGAAACTGAAGGTCCGTTCAAAACCGATTTAGAAATGCGTCAGCAACTGAGTCGCGCAAATGCCAGGTAGAACTTTATTTGTTGGCGACAGCCATTCGGCTGGCTACTGGGCACATGCATCAGACGAACCTAATTTTGGTCAATAAAACTGTTACGGAAGAATCTATTCACAAGAGATTGGACCTTGTGTAGTTTATGCTGATCCTGGTTGTCCTAACTCAGTATATCCTCGATGGATATCTAGTATGCTTAAAAAGTATATAGACATTGACAAAGTAGTAATACAAACAACACACTGGGATCGATGGAAAATGGGCCATTCAAACGAACTTGGATTTACCCAACTACCTAATGACTATTTTTTAGCGACACACGAAGAACAGGAAAACTTTGTACTACATACTGATTTTTCTACCGTAGATTATAGCATAGTCGAATGGAGTGACAAAGTTAAGTTTAACGGCGCAAACTTAGTTAGTGGAAATCAAAAGTGGCCACAACACTGGACACCAAATGAATGGCCCGGAGATACCCAAGAGTTTTATAATACTGTAGTACATCATCAAGTATTAACTCATTTAGTATACGAACAATATTGTAAGGATATTGCACTTATTGATAGTATGTGTAAAACACTAGACATTCCGCTATACATATGGCGCATAAATGACCATGTAGAATTACCTAATATATTAGAATCGTTTATGCCATTAACGCAAACAAAGTTGTTTACTACATCGGCAGAAACATGGATTAAAGATAACTTAAATATAGATATAGCTACTATGCTACAAGACGAAGTGCATTACAATGTAGAAGCACATAAACTTATAGCAACTAAATTTATTCCAGAGGTACTAAGTGCATAAAAAGATCATAGATGAGTTAGAAACATTTAAACTTAATCCTGATCTAAAAATGTCTGTAACTAGATTAGGCTCAGTTGGTGAATGGCCTATAG